CTCTCTACACGCTTGACGACGACATCTACATCTTCACCATGACGCACCAGAGTGGCACGAGATCGACGACCGCGCACATTCGGTTTCTTGATCAGACGACGAGTATCACGATGAGCACCAAAGTTTGCGCCACCGAAGTACGGAACTTCTTTGCCGCCACCTGTGACAGCCACACGCAGTTTGCTTGATGACTGCTGCAGTGATGCTGCGGCTGACTTTTCCATCTTCGTACCAGCGATCTGATTTGCTCGCCTGATGATGATCTCTGCTACTGCTTCGTTCGCCTTCTGTATGATCTCTTCGCTGTGACCTGCATCTGCAGCGTTCTTGATCGACTTGATGAACTGTGTGTAGTTGATGATCTCGATCTTGCCGAACTGATCTTTCTGACCTTTGATCTCGATGCGCTCAGATGCCATGCGTGATCACCTGCGCTTGCGGCTTTGCTTGGCACGCCACTTCAGATACTCGATCAGAGTGTTGAGCATCGTCTCTGACTCGGCCATCAGTGCTGACGGTGCGATGCCAGTCTCGATCGCGAGTGATGCAATCAGCCAGTGGTAACTGTCGTCGCCAAAGGGTTACCACCTTCTTCGGCTTTGCTGTCGTCAGCCATCTCGACATCTTCAACAGTCTGAATCCAGTCAGGGTCAAACTTGAGACTGGTGTTCTTGCATCGAGTCTCTGCAGACCATGCGAGCCATGCGAGATCAGTGAGCCTGATCTCTTGCTCGAACTTGGCGACACTGCGTGACCATGTTCTCTCGAACGATACGAAGTCTGCGAAGCGTGCGGTGACATCTCTCGTCTCGCCATCTGTAAAGTGAACTGTCAGTGCGATCTTCATCTATGTTCCCCTTTCGGTATGTGATTTAGGCTGTGGTCTTTACCAATGTGCCGCCAGTGAATGAAAGCGAAGTCATCGCCAACTCACCGACTGCTGCAGCGACAGGTGTGTGCGCTGCCAAGAAAGTATTGGAAACCGTGTAAAGCGGATTCGTCGTGCTGGTCGATGCACTCGATGGTCGCACCGTGACAGTGGTCTGTGTGCCGACGAGTGGGAAGACAGTCGCTTCAACTTCTGATGCTGCAAAATCTTGCATGAACTCGACATCTACTGTGATGTTCTGCAATCCACCAACAAAGGTGTGACCACTGCTACCAAAGGTTGTTGATTCAACACTGTCGATCTCATAGGTAAGGGTCACGCTGTTTGCGCGGTCGCTGAGTACTACACCGTTCACGGTGATGTCTGCGTTAGTAAGTACGAGTTGAGCCATGTTAGATATCTTCTTTCTTGTCGATCAGTTTCTTTGATGCTGCTGTGGCTGCTACGAGATGACCTGCAGATACGAGAGCATCGACATCTAGTGACTCTAGTTGAGATGCACTTACCGTGTCACCTAACTCGAAGCCTGCCAGTCGATCACTTGCCACTGTGTATGTCGTCATAGTTATGCCTTCCTAAGCGTGCACTACAACTGTGCACTGTACTTGCAGGAACTCTGCTTCGGCAACCGATACCGCCGATATATTTACACCGCTCTCGACTACCAGTGTGCGAGCCACACCGCCGAGAGTAGGGTCGCCTTCGATGGCTGCGCGTATAGATGTAGCACCGTCATATGACAGATACCCATCGAGAGCAGTATGTGCAGTGCGATCGATGTACCTGCCGACTATCACGAACACTGAGCAGCGCATGACGACATCGCCACCACCGAACGACTTGTGATACTCGACTGACTCGATGACAGGGAATCCCACAGGTGGGTTCAGTTGGTCAGGCATGTAGGTAGATGTGCGCAGACCTGAGATCGTGCCGAGTCTGGTGGCCAGACCTGTGAGAACCTGAGAGACAGTGGCAGCCATCAGGCCATGCCAAGTACACGGTATGGCGAGAGTAGATCACGCACATCAGGGTCAACGGCACGCACTGTGATGGCCATATCAGCGAAGCCGAGTACACCCAGTGCAGCGTTGTATCGAGCGAACTGACGCATCGACAGAAGCACACAGGCTTCTCTGATGTCATCTGGTATCGATGGCCAACCCCATGTGCCTGCGATCTGTACTGTCGGTGGTGCAGGTGCGAGATATAAAGGGAATGTCTTGCCGCCTACTGCTGCGATCGCACGATATGGTCGCGTTTGCAGTGCTGCGTCGAGTGGCTCGAAGATGTAGTCGGTGTTTGCAGTCCATGTCGTGAGATATGAACCTGTGCCACTGCTGTCGGTCTTTAGAGTTGTCACTGACACCAGATCAGGTATCTGCAGTCGATATGAGTTCGTCGCATAAAATGTGACGGTGTTTGTCGTCTGATAGAAGAACCTGCTGCAGTATCCATCGATGCGACGCGACGCACCTTCGATCGAGTTCTCGATCAGCGTGTCATCTACCGAGTCAGTCAGCCGCATAGCGGCCTTCACTTCTGCAAGCGTGCAATAGCCTTTTGTGATGGCCATGTGCTCAGCCTTTCTTGCGTGCGCGTGTCTTCGGTAGTGCTGCAGTCTCTGCCTGTGGTACTGCGGTCGCAGTCTCTACTGGCGTAGATAGATACTTATGATCGAAGCCGATCTCTCTGAGTGCTGCATCGATGGCGCGTACTCGATCTGTGAGACCGCGCTTCTCGTATCCTGCACGCTCAAAGAGTAGAGCGTCGATGTACTTGGAATGTGTTGTCATGGCATCAGAGTATCAGTGCGTCACAGTGATCAGCCTGCGACGCACTGACGATCTCAGATTAGAAGGTTGGTGTTACTAGACCAGTTCCACCGACCAAAGCAAACGCGTTTGGATAACGATTTGCTGTGAAAGCACTGTATCCATAAACGATCATCTGCACATCGAGTTCAGAACCTTTCGGCTGCTCGAAGCGAAGCATCATCGGTTCGCCACTGCCCTGCTCGAACAAGTGTGCTTCCTGACTGTTGCCGACGATGATCACATCTTCGTTTGCACCTGCGCCGTTTGTCGTGATGACATTGGCATCAGTGACCACAGGAATGCCTGCGATCGCATAGCCGCTCTGTGCGTACTGTGCTGCACCGCTACCTGTGGCGATCGGGTTGAAACCGTAAGGCGTAGGTACTGCGAGTGGTCGGTCTGTGCTATCGACTGCAGCCAAGATGAATGCGAGTCGTCGTGGGTGCATCAGAATGAAGTTCGGTGTCTGGAAGTAGTTCGTCTGCACACGCTGAATGGCATCGAGCAACTTCGGATAAAGTTCCTTCACTGTCGGTGATGCGTCGGTGTAGGTGACTACCTGTGTGATCACATTGGTGAGTGATGTCGCACTGGTCGTGACGAACAATGAATCAAGGTTCGTGTGGTATGCAGATACGAGATCAGCCATCACGAGCGAGTCGATGTTTGTGCCGCGCTCGATTGCCTGACGACTCACATTCTGCTGACCAGCAACAGTGACCACAGAGACATCGAGTTTGGTGTCATCCATGTTGGTCTCTTGTACTGCTGAGCCTTCAGTCTGTACTGCAGTGGCTGAGCCAGTCGTGACCTTCGAGATCGAGATGACAAGACCTGAGTCTGGCAACTGATGCTTACGAGCGATCTCAAGGAATGGTCGGCCTGCGCGTGCGAATGGTGCAGCGAGTTCAGTCAAGAACTGTGGCACGATGAGACCAGCAAATGCTGCACTGGTGACATCACGACGCTCGATGCGCTCTTCATTCATGTGGCGCGATAGACGCTCTTTGGCTGAGAAGTCACCAGAGAACTGAGCAGCGTATGCGTCAGCGATGAATGATGTCTCAGACTTTGGTGAGTAGGTGCGTGCTTCGCTCTTGACGACAGCAGGTGCGACTACGGTCTCGATGCCAGAAGCCTTGCGTGCTTCGGCGGCTGCAGCGTTGCGGCCTTCGAGTTCAGAGTGACGCTTGATTTGCTCGTCGAGATCACGCACGACATCGAGTGACGATGCGATCTGTGAATCTTCTTCGATGGAAAGTGCACGCTCTTCGGTTGCTGCAGATGCCACGAGTGCATCAGCCTTTGCAAGTTCTGCGTCGCGCTTCTCGATTAGTTGCTTTGAGTAGGTCATGTGTTTGTTCCTTCGTGAGTTTTCTGATGGGTGTATCAGTGGCTCACTCAGTGACCTATCTGGTCGGCTGTGAGTCGGCTGACTATCGTTGGCGAGCCAGAGCGATCTGTGCTTTGCGCACAGAGACACTGGTCGTCGATGTCACTGTACTTGATGATTGCGCGGTGCGCAACTCAGCGATCGTTTCTTCATATGCAGGGAATGTCACGACGCTCACATCAAACAACTGCACTTCTCGCAACTCTCTGACCGATCGATCACTCGACCATGAATCTTGTATCGTGCGAAAGGCAAACGACATCTGGCTCATATCACCGCGACGCATAGCAGAGATCACTCGTGCCGCATCAGGGTTGGCAGGGTCGAGATCAGCAGTGACCTTCAGGCCGCGCTCATCTTCTTCGAGCATCAGCGTGCCAGACTTCGTGCGTGCCAGTGGCACACCTTCGTGATCTATGAGCAGCCGCACATCAGCACCATCTTTGATCGTCTTCTGAAACGCGCCGCGCTTCACATACTCTGTAAATGGCATCGGCTCAGATGGTGAGTCGAACACTGCTGCATAACCGACTAGATGATTGCCATCACCCATCTCACGAAATTCCATTGTGGTATATGCGACTCGACGCTCATCAGCACCAGTCACGCACCATCGGTGTTCCATACTTGCTAGATCATCGGTCATCTCGATCATTGTAGCCATATCTGTATTCGCTGCGCGACTACTCGACTTCGAGTACTTCGGGTGTGACGGTTTGAGCAGATCATTGTCTGTGATGTACTTCGGGTTCTGTGGTCGGCCATTCTTTGAGAGATACAGGAAGGCATTGACGCGAGCCATCGCCCACTGCGCTCTGCTTACATTCGGTCTGTGACTAGCAGAGAACGCACCTGCACCGCGTCGATACACCGACTTCAGTGCACCCAGAGATACGCGAGACCAC